GACCGAGGTCGATCTGATTGTTGCACGTCGGACAGACATCCGCCGCGGCAACAATCAGATCGACCTCGGTCACACCAAGCCGCTCGTACTGGTCGAGCTTGCCGACGCCATGGCCGCGCGCAATCTCGCTGCGCGCCAGGCGCTCCCAATCGTAGTCGTGCGCACCGAAGCGCTGGCGCAGAAGTCGCGCAACCTCGCGCGGATTTTTCCCGTCATACAGCCCTTGCCGCAGGCCGGCGAGAATGTCATCGGTGAATGTGCGCAGCGCAACGATCGGCACCCACTGGCTCGCGCGCGCACCCATCGCCGCAACCATCGCTGCTCGCGCCTGCGCAATGGCCGCTGGCACGTCTGTTCCGGCCACCGCGTTTTCCATGCCACGCACCCACGCGGCGAACATCTCGCGCAGCAACGGACCGTCCGCGTCCTGCGCCGACGCGATGAACGCATCGACGCGCCGCAGCAGTTCGCCGAGCATCGTAAGCGCATCGAACGTGAATGCCGGCGCCGTGGCTTTCGCAGGCAAAGGCAACCGCAGAATGCGCATGGTGTCGTCACGCAACCCTCGCCACAGTCCGAGCAAACCATCGACTGCGCGCCGCTCGATCTTCGGCAGCTCCGCGTCATCCTCGGCCCACGGCTCCGCGTCGTCCTCCGCGTCGTCGGCATCGTCCGGCGTCTTGTGTGAGCGATGCCGATGCGGCCCACGGGTTGCGCGCAGCCGAGGTGCGAAAAACGCCACGGTCCCGTCATGTTCCACGTGAACCACCTTTGCATCGTCCGTCAACTGCGGGTCTGTACTCAGTGCCGGATCCACCGCATCGCCGTTCATCAGCGCGGTTTGCGCGAGCAGGAATCCGGCTTGCGCGCGCTTGAGCACATCGCGAAGGCTCGGCAGTTCCTGATACAACTCCCAATCTTCCGGGTTCCAGGTTTCGCCGCGGCCGCGCAGCCACGTCTCGACGACCGTGTTGAGGCCAGGCAGGCGCCGCTCGAAGCGCGTGCGCGATGCCTGCAGAACCATCTCGCTCTGCTGGTCGGCCATGCGCTCGGCGGTGGACCATTGCAAGCCCATCATCCACGACGGCAGCCCGAACTTTGACAGGATTTGCTCGGCCATCTGCCGCGCAGGCATCTCGATTTCGAGCGGCTTTCCATCACCGCCGATCGTGTTGATCTCGATAGTGTCATCCGCGCCGATGGCCTGGACAAAATCCGCACTGTTGCCGTTGCGCTTGGCAGTAAGAACCTTTTTCAATTCGCCGGCGAGTTTGTCGCGTCGCGCGTCCAGGTCCTTCGCCTGCAACTTCGCATTCTTGGTCTTGTAGACGAGTTGCAGCGGCGGATCGCCGAACCGATCCCATACCTGCCCGGTCGCGTTGTGGATGCGCAGCAGGATCTGCGCAACGAACTCGATACTTCGGATGATGCTCGTACCGTAGGGATTGTCCGCTTCGGATTGGTAGTTCGCATAGACGACGCGATCGGCCGGCAGCTCGACAAACTGGCTGCGCGTCGCCGCGTCTACGGCCTGCATGCCCTGGCTGCGCAGCACGGTCTCGACCTCGTCGGTGCCATCGCGGCGACCGGTGCGCTTTGGCATCGGCGGCCGGTAGTAGGTTCGCAGCGTCCCATTCTCACGCGCAAAGCCGATGCCCTTGCTGTCGGCAACGCGCAGGCCGATCAGTTCGCGACCTTTCGCGTCCATGACAACCTCGCCAACACTGAACCCCTGCTCGTAGATCTCGTTACCCTGCGAGGCGTAGAACGCCTGCAGTCCGGTTTCGTTGTCGTTGACCGGAATTTTTTGCATCAGTCCGGTCCGGATCAGCTTGACGAGCCGCTCGTTTTTTCCGCGCACGCGCACGATGCCGTCGAGGGTGACCAGCGTATTGATGCCGCCGTCGATCATGCCGATCGATTCGCGCAGTGCCTCGTAGAAATACGGGTTCACCTGGCGCGGCACAAACCCGCCTGCGAGTGCCGATGTCCAGATTCCGAGCGTCGCAGCCGCACGATCAATCACGCTGGTCGACATCGGATTGGCCTTGCCAGCGATGGCCGCGGCCATGCGAACCCGAATAGTGTTGAAAATGCCCATGGCTGGATGCTCCGGTGGTGAAGGGTTATTAGGCCGTTCGGCGCTCGTGCGCGCCCACGCTGAACACGTCGGGGTAGGCTGCCTGCTCGTCATAGAGCTTGCGCAGCATCTGCATCCGGCGTGCGTCGATTTCGTGATCGTCTTTCTTGGCGTAGATCGGCCACTTAGTGCCCTGTCGCGCCGTGTGATTCGTGATGCGGTTCAGCACCTCGGTGTCATAAGCCATCGAGTAACCGACGCTCTGCAGGCGCGCCGTGATGCATTGCGAAGCCCAATGCTTGGCCGGCGCACGAATGATCTTTTCTGTGCCGTCATCGCTAGCGTCGATCAATGTCTCGCCAGCCTCGTCCACGCAGTCCACCGCATTGCTGAACTGGTACCCGGTGAGCGTTTCATCGAAGCGCGCCGCCGCGTACTCGTCGAGCGTTTGCAAATCCTTCACGACGACGGTGCCAGCCGAACCAAGGTCGACGCCCCAATGCGGCAGGAACCCGAACAACTCCGCGAGACAGAAAATCAATTCGCGCTGCATGTGGTATGGCAAACCACGCGCACAAATGCGCACGCGATCGCGCAAATGCGGACCGAGTTCCTCGCTGATGATGATCTCGGTCGGATCGTTGCTCTCGCCGAGGTCGGCGCCTGCCCAGAACACACCACGCGATTCACCGCGCAGGTTCGCGCGCAACAACTCACGCATCGATCCGCGGCGAATCGCGTTGGCGGATTTCGTGAAAGGAGTCAGGTCCACGGTCGTGTCGTGCAACCAGTGGTCAATGCCGACCTTGCGGTTTGACTCGGCTTGCAACTCCACGCGCCGAACCTCGATTGCGAGCGTGTTGCGAGCGTGGTCCGCGACTAGCTTGATCGCGCGATACTCCGGCACGTCGACGACATTGGGCAGCAACACATCCCAACTCCAGACCGGGTTTTCGGCGTCGCCCCACTCGCCGAGCACGTTGCGTTGATAGCCTGGCGTCTGCCGCCCACCAAAGTCGCGCGTGAACTCGAGATCGCGTGCCGCGCTCCAATAGGGCTCGGGCATGATCGTCTTGGGCCAGTGGAACAGGCGCCAGCCGGTCAAGGATTCGTCCAGGTTCGGCACGGCCTGCTGGGTCAGTCGAAAAAATCCCGTCGCCCGATCGCCGTCCGGCACCGAGTACACCCGCTTGCCGCATCCGGGCATCGCGGCGCGCCAGAATTCCGACCACTGCAACTCACGCTTGAGCTTCGCAGCCTCATCCATGATGCACGCCGCATTCACGTGCACGCCGCGGAACGCCTCGCCATCATGCCCCGCGGGTCGGTAGTACACGCGCCCCACGCCGGGCTTTTCGCCCGCGCCGAGCGGTATCGTCTTGAACCGCTGCATCATGTGCGGCGTGCGCTTGGGCTTGAGCCAGAAGTGAGACAGCAGCGATCCCTTGGCTTCGCCACTCTCCTGCACGCCCACTTGTTCCTCGATCGCCAGGATGATCTCGTCCAGGTGCGTCTGCTGCGGCGCGCCGATCAGCATCCACGGCCGGCGCATGGTCAACCCCATGCTCGTGCATTGGCCCCACAGCACGAAACACAGAATCTCGCGCGTCTTGCCTACTTCGGCGCCGTCTTGATGAATCACGTTCTGGCGCCAGGCGCGCAAGGAATTTTTCTGGTACTCGAAGAACTTCCACGGCGCCCCCGTGCGCGGCTCGATCAGGAACGTCTCGCACCACCGAACCGGATCCTCGAACACGTGCAGCACTAACGCATCATCCATGGTCAGCCCGTAGTCGCCGCGGTCGAGCGCCTGCCATGCCCAACCGCGCTCGCACAACCACGCGTCGAACTCGTCCGGATCGAACACGCCGCGATCGGCCATCTGCCGCGCAAGCGCGCCCTCTTTTTTCCCTTGTCCACGATTCATCTTTAACCCCTGTTGGTTAGTGGACCGTTTGGGGTATCACGAAACAATCGAGACTCAAGGGTTGCGACGGGTTTCATTCGGGCGACTCGTCGGCCTGGCGGGCCGACCCCTCGATCAAGGCGCGCGCTGGCCGCGGCGCGCGCTGCGCGATCGCGCCAATCAGTTGCTGCATCAAGCCGGCTTGGTCGTCGTCATCGCGCATCTTTTCGCGGGCGCGTGGCGTCGTCATCAGTTCGGCGAAATTGATGCCGAGCGATTCAGTAAACCGGATCAGGTGCGGAATGATCGGATTGAGTTTGTAGTCTCCAACGAACATTC